ACAGCAGGGACTACTGGTGAAAGACGAACTCATCAAGACTTTGCAGATCGGCGTCAACCTTTCGAACGAAGACAAGTTCGATGAGGCCATCAAGGAGTTCGACAAGATAGCCGAACTCTATAACGCTATGGTCCAAGCCCTGATTCAACGGGGCCGCAGTCATTGGGAGATGAAGCGGTGGGATCTTGCCACCGAAGACTTCAACAAAGCCCAAGCGATGGACCCAACGAACATGGATATCCCATGGACGATGGCTCTCATGAACCTTCAGAAGCGAAACTTCCCCGAAGGGTGGAAGACGTTCGACTACCGATGGGAATCGAAGAAGTTCGACAGCCCACGCCTGAAGACCAACAAGCCGCAGTGGGAATTGGGGAAAGGCTACAAGGATCTACTCGTCTGGTCGGAACAAGGGGTGGGGGATCAGATCCTCTACTGCTCACTGCTACGACACCTCAAGACTCTCGTCCCGGAACTGACCGTCCTGATGGACGCTCGCCTGATACCGTTGTTTAAACGATCGTTCTCAGATATCCAGTTCGTTCCCCAGAACGCACGGGTCTGGGACATCGACTCGCAGATCCCGATGGGGAGCATTGCCAAGGAACTGATCCCGGAGATGGCTGACATTCCGAAGTTCCGGGCGGACCCCTATCTGATACCCGATTACAGCCGCTCTAGCGTCATTAGGGCGGACTTCAACCTCAAGCCGGGTGAGAAGTTGGTCGGCCTCTCTTGGGCCTCAGGAGCGCCCAGAATTGGCAACCACAAGTCTGCTGCCCTGACGGACTTCCTGCCCTTCTTGCAGATCCCGAACACCCGTTTCGTCAGTCTCCAATACGGGGACCACTACGCAGAAGCCTATGAACTCGAAAAGACCCACGGCATCCAGATCGAACAGGTTCTGGATATCGATAACACCCAAGACTTGGATGGACTCGCGGCGCTCATCAACGCTTGCGATGCGGTGGTCACCGTCAGCAACGCGACCGGTCATCTTGCCGGTGCCATTGGAGTCAAGGCCTTTCTCTTGGATTCCAACAAACTCTGGTACTGGAACAGTTGTGTGGGGAACCAGAACCTCTGGTATCCGTCTGTCAGCACCTACCCAAAGGACAGCGCCATAGCCCCTTGGACTCCGCAGATCGAAGCCTTAACGGAGGACATTAAAGCGTACCTCTCTGGCGAGAGTCCTGTCTCGACGTTCGTGTTCTTTCGGACAGGAACTGAAGAGGAACTCGTCTATACCAAGAAGTTCGTCGCTTCGCTCCGTGCATCGAATCCCAACGCAGAGATCATCATGTGTACGGATCGGCACACGCCTGAGATCGAAGGCACCCGCCGATTCGAACTCACCCTCGACACAGACAACTGGATGGAGTACCGCCTCCAGATCTATGCCGAACTGCGTTTAACCAAACCGGCCATGTACTTGGACGATGACATGATCGTCAATGCATCCATAGATCCGAAGCGATTGTTGGGTGAGCAAAGGGTTCTGCTCTGCGAAAGATCTTTCAGTCGCGATCTCTACTTCAACACGCAGATGAAGGGACTCGACTTCTCAGAGCATCAAGGGAAGTTGATCCATCAGGTCTATCCGTACCTCGCCTGCGCGACGGTGACCAAGGACTATCTTTTCTGGGCAGATCTTTTATTCATCATGGATCACATCGACCCCAAGTACCGCAAATGGTACGGCGATCAAGAATGCATGAGGATCTGGGTGCAAGCCGCAGAGAAGGGTGACTACGGCGTACTGCCTGAATCGGACTACGCTTGTCTTCCAGAAGAACTCTCTGGACGGAACCCGAAGATCATCCACTACAAAGGAAGCCGCAAGTCGGAGATGCTCAAATGAAACAAGTCCAAGGTTGGTGGTTGCCCGATGAAGAGAACCATATCGGGCAGTACTTCGAAGCCATCAATGCAGGCACATACCAGCCTGCTCACCAGCGTGAGTCGGTTAAACATTGCACGAAGTTCCGTACAGCCGTGGATATCGGAGCGCATGTCGGACTCTGGGCGAGGGGTCTTGCTGAGAAGTTCGATACCGTCATTGCGTTCGAACCCTGCGAGGATTTCGCGCAGTTACTCGCACAGAACGCGCCGAGGGTGAAGACCATTCATCGATATGCGCTTGGAGAGAAGGAAGGTTCCGTGAAGATGGTGATCGAACCTGACAACACCGGCTCGACCCATGTGGCGCGTGGCGCTACAGGCGACATCCCCATGCTACCCCTTGATCATTTCCAATTGACCGATGTGGACTTCGTGAAGATCGATGTCGAGGGATTTGAACTGGAGGTGGTGAAGGGTGGATTTGATACCTTCAAGAACAATGATCCGGTGGTGATCGTTGAGCAGAAGGATCGGTATGTGATCCCTGAGCAAGGCAAACATGCGGCAGTGCGATTCCTGATGAGGGAGTTGCAGTACCGGGTGGTGGGACGAGTGATCGATGATTGGATACTGAGGAAGATCTGAGGCGGATATGAAGAAAGCCGAAACACCAGAGCCTCTTTATCGGGTCAGTCTTCCGCCAGAAGACCATCACAAGGTGAGCGTGAGTAGGTATTACCGTGCTACACCTGACGATGCACGACTGATTTCTTATGGGCCGTACCATCAGAAGTGCAATGTCCGCATCGACTTTGATCTTGAGGGAAACATCTACAAGGTGGAGTGGCAGAACTCGTGAAGAACATTCATCGCTATGCACTGGGAGAGGAGGAAGTTATGACCCGCGACGACATCATCCGACTGGCGCGGGAGGCTAGTAGCGAGCATGATTATGACTTCCCAAACATTTTTGCGCTTGAACGCTTCGCCGCCCTCGTTGCCGCAGCCGAGCGGGAGGCGTGTGCGAAGGTGTGTGATGAGGTTGGAATGTTAGGCAGGGATGCATTAGGCAAGTTTTGGACGGACAAATGCGCCGCCGCCATCCGTGCGAGGGGAGAGTGATGGACAAGAGTGAAATCATCGCATGGGCAGAGTTGGCTGGCATCGAGTTCAGGCTTGGCAGCACCGATGTCACCCCAGAAAAGTTGGATCGGTTCTTGATGTTTGCTTTGAGTGCCATCGAGAATCGTGGGGAGGCAGTTCGAAGATTCGGAATCTGGATGAGGCCTGAAGGCGCTCCGGTTAAACGAGGACTCAACCTCACCATCATTGGCAAGGACAATCCTTCTGGTTGTTACAGAGGATTCGTGCTGATTCTCAAAACCAAAAAGCACAAGTACAGATTCCGTTTTCGAATGGGCATTAAGCCTATGTTTCTATGGAGCAAGGAATGAGAGTCTTCATTGGATACGACAGCCGGGAAGACATTGCCTTTCGGGTTTGCGAGAGTTCGCTCCGTAAGTACAGCAAGATCCCCATCGATGTCTGGCCGATTAAGCAGCAAGAGATGCGGACTCAGAAACTTTACTGGAGAGATCATGACCCGCTCGCCTCCACGGAGTTCTCGTTTACACGCTTCCTCGCTCCGCATCTGGCTGGATACAAGGGTTGGGTCTTGTTCTGTGATTGCGACTTCCTCTTCCGCAAGGACATCTCAGGGCTGCGTGATTACATGAATCCTGAGAAGGCGGTGATGGTGGTTAAACATGAATACAACCCGCCCGAGAAGATCAAGATGGATGGGAAGGCACAGACCCAGTACACCCGAAAGAACTGGAGTTCGTTCATGCTCATCAACTGTGAGCATCCATCCGTGCAAGCCCTTACTCCAGATGTGGTGAATACACAGACCGGCCTGTACCTTCACCGGCTCCAATGGCTAGAGAACAAGCACATTGGTGAACTCCCGGTGACCTACAACTACCTTGAGGGTTGGCATACCAAGCAGGACTGCGATGATCCTATCGCTGTCCATTTCACTCGCGGTGGCCCTTGGTTCAAGGGCTACGCACAGGTTGAATACGGCGACGAATGGCTTGAACACGCAAAGAGGATTACCCATGAATGAAGAAGACGTGTCCTATTTAGACATCCCTTCAAACAAGACCGAAGAGAAGGTCTGGTGCAAGATCGGTGATGCCGGGAACTTGGAGTTCGTGGACTGGAAGATCATCAAGGGGATGGCTGAGGATTTCGATCTCAAGCGTCCTCAAGATCGTACTGAACAGATGTTGATTGCAAAACTGATGTGGTTGGTTAGAGAAGAAACCAAGCGGGAGTTTGGCAATGAAGACAAGGCAGGATGAGTTCTATGATGATTGGGACAGGGAATGGGATGCCATGTCCCATACTACAAGCGAATACCAGAGAGAGATTAAAGAACTCAGGGCTAGGATCTTTGAGTACTTAAAGGAAATAGCAGAGAGAGATCAACTGATCGAAAGCATGAAAGAAGAACTCGCCCTCCAGAATAAGTACTGGATGAAATCATTTGGCATGGACAAATGAACTGGAAACGAGAAGACATCCTTGAGGTGTTGGGTTGGGTTGAAGAATCCGCCGATGACATCAACGCCATTACCACAGAACTGGAGTTCATCGTGGTGAGCGAACTATTTAAACGATGTGCCGATGAGATCCGCAGTCTGCGGGCAGAGATCGCTGAACTGAAAAGCAAAAAACCAAACAGGAGAAGGAAATGAATCTTGAGAAAACGTCTTCGTTCACTGAAGTTGATTACGCCTTGGAAGAGGCGCAGTACCTGACACAGAAAGAGAAGACCCAATACTCAGTTGTTCAGGTTGATGGAATCGCAGGGCGTAGGTTCTATGCTCTGCCTACAGACACTATCGTTTCGGTCACGATCCTCGAAACATTTACCCCATGAACCCAGTGGTGAATCTGCTCCCTTGGGAGTATGAATGGGTCTGTCATGTGGGTGCGAGAAGGTATGCGGCGAACTGGTTCAGACCAGATGCCAAGCATTACCACAGAGACAGGATGGAAGATGACAGGACCGCTGCGGCTGCTGCGTGTGCTGCGGAACTGGCGGTAGCGAAGTACACCAATCGCTACTGGTCAGGTCATGTCTGGGACTATCGGGATCACAACCAGTACAAAGAGATTCCCGATGTCGGGACAAACATCGAAGTCCGTCGCATCCGAACAAGGGAAACAGCGGCAGTCAGGAAGAGACAGGTCGGTAAGGGTCTGGTCCTATTCGTTGCCAAGCCCATCATGCCTGAGATCCGCAGCGTCGAGATCTACGGGTGGATGCACTACGACGAAGCATGGTCAGTCGGAACCCAGTCCGACTACGACCCTGATACCCGACTCATCAGCGTGGATCATTTAAACACTTATGAACCCAAATCTTGAAGAGATCATTGCGAAGGTTGTCAAACAGAACCGGCGTAGTCTGGGTCAGAACTCACTGATGTGGGCGTTGCTCAGTGACATCTCCAGACAGGTGGAATGGCACGGGCAGAGGCTCTCCAAGAATGACTGGAAGTGGATCTTCACTGCGGCGGTACGCAGGCAGAGGATGGTTCCGGGGATCGACGGGGGGATGGTCTATCTGGGGGAGCCTACTTCTGGGATGTCCAAACAGGAACTCGCAGACCTGATCGAACTCATCTACCACTTCGGTGCAGAGCGCGGTGTTGAATGGACGGAAGTTGACTGATACTCTGCGCTAGGCAGCGTTCTCCTGTTTGCTGCCTGTTTGTGAAACCTTCTTGAGGGGGGTCAAGTCTGACTCCCCTCCTTTTTCGTCCAACAGACGGATGGTTTCAGCCAGCAGATCCAGTTCGGATAACTTGGCAATCTTCATCAGAGCCTTGGTTCCGTGGAACCCATGAGTTCCCCGATGGCATTCCACACAGAGAGCCACAGTCAGGTAGTCACTTGCCCTGTCCCCAAGCCCATGCCCGGTACGGATGTGGTGGGCTTCTGTCACAGAGGTCTGAGGCTGGCCCAGTAAGGAACAGAGGACACAGTCCAACTGTTTAACCTTGCCGAGGTAATGACTAGCCTGCTTGTCTCTGCTCATCGTAGGCCAGTCTCCTCAGTTGCGGCATTACCTTCAACTGAAGATTAATGTTCCTGTCGAGTTCATCAATGATCCTTCGCTTCTCAGCAGGATCAATATCCATTCGGAGTATCGCATCTTTCTGATCGCGATATCTCTTCATCAACTTATCAAGTACATTCACGCCGCTCTTGAGTTGGAGGATGTTCTCGTTCTCAAGCATGTAAGCCTGAATTTCATCGACTCGACCCTGATCTTTCAGAGCGTTGATGCTTCCGACGATACCATTGATGTTCTTGTCGAGTTCATAGAACTGTTCTTGTAATCCCGGTCTCATTGCAGTTGTGAAGAACCGGCGCACGAACGGATACTCAAACCACTTCCTTTGCGGATACTGCATGTCGTTATCGCGAAGGAGTGTGTCTGCGGCATCAAGGGTATAAGTTCCAAGACTACCAAGGTAGCCATTCATTAAATGATCCAGTTTGAGAGGGGAGATACCAGTCGCTTCTCCTGCGCGACGGGCAAGTTCGTTCGTGCCAAATCGCGCTTGGGCAATCGCATCCCGATCCTGCATGTACTGCGGGACGATGGGTCTGCCCGTGAACGTGTCGTAGTTCACCGCCGTTTCTAAGATGGGCAACACCGCCTGAGGAACAGGGTTAAACGCCAAGGTGCTGGTCGTTGCGCGGAGAAGTGAATCGCGCAAATCCTTCGACGTAGTGTCCCCATAGGACATGTCGAGGATGCGTTCCGGGATCGTCTTGAAGAGGATACCCACTTCGAAGGGAATCGGAATCTTTACAGCAAAGCCCGGCTCGCGATTGGCAAGGTCTGCTTTCTTGATCGGGATCAGGTAGTAGTTATCCTTCACTTCCTGATTCTCGTTATCGTATAACTCATCGTCAGAGATCATGGCGTAGTACAAGCCAGTCAATCCGACCATAATTCCTGCGCGAACAACGAATCTCTGGATGTTCTTACGACGATCTCTGGTCACACCAGAAGTTCCGGTCGCCGCCTGATACAACTTGTCGAGACCTTGGATACGCGCATTCAAGAACGGCACCGTTGCAGTGACAAGCCTCAACTGCGGGTTCCGTCCACGCCGTCCATAGTTGATGACAGACAGCGCCTGATAGGCGGCTTCTACCCAGTCGCCTGTTCTCTTGAGCGTGTCCTCATAGACCGCATTACGGGTCGAGGCTTCTGCCTTATCGGAGATCGTTCCAAGGAAATCCCATGCGCCTTTAAGCGGACGCATGTAAGCAGAGTTCACTACCTCATCCCACTTCGTCTCTTCTCGTACAGGGATCTCATGCCCTCTCTTACGAGCCTCGTCTGAGAGGAACTTGACCACATCCTGCGGATCACGGGCGAAGTCATATCCGCCTACCACGCCAAACCGGGCAAGATTATCCAGACCGCGATTGAAGTTCCGTGCGGTATCAACGGCAGGGATGATGTTCGCTCCGCTTGTCAGAAGGACGGAGACGGTATCGCGGGCCATGTTCGCGATGAGATAACCCGGCTCACGGACAATGAGTTCTCGCAATACGGTCGCCGGAACCCTGAAGAGATTCCCCAGTAGCCCATCAAGATTGACATCTGGGATCGCCTGCATGGATTCGAAGATCAGCGGATCGTCGATGAATGCAGTAACGCGCTTGCCGTTGACCTTGAGATTGACGGTCGGCTTCCCTTCGACATTCTCGCCGGGCTGTTTAAATCGGCCCATGCCGATGTTGACCATATCCCTGACGATTCGCTGCTGGGCGACGTTCTTCATGCCCATTGCAATCGCCGCATCAAGGTTGGAAAGAATCGCCTCCATGAGCGGGACGTTGATCCCCTCCTCGCTGCCTCTCAGGGCTTTGAGGGTCGATGCGGTGGTGAGGTTACCGCCGAATACACTGGGATCAGAGATGTCCTTGCCGGTTCTATCCGTTCGATAGAAGGGATAATAGTCAGACTGATTCAACCACTTGGTTGCAGCAGCATCATCAATCATTCCCGTATCGCGCAGGAACTTGACGGTGTTGGCATTGTAAGCCTGCCATGCGTCATACCATTCCCTGATGATGGGC